AGAAGTATTGCGCAATTTGATTTTAATTCCGTTTACGGCGTAAAACGGGGAGTAAGCGTTTAGCAAATAAGTGCCGGCTGGAAGAGTAATCACACTTGAAGCAATTGAACAACCTGTAATGGTATTGATAACGGTTGTATTTAATACTCGTTTAGTCCATGCAGAGGCAACATTGGCGCCTCCCTGTGTGCCGCTCGATTGGGTTTCATTAAAAATCGCTACGCCTTTAGAGTCAAGGTAAGTAAAATTGGAATTGAGTTGTGCCGCTGTAAGGACGTTGCCTGCAACAAATGTGACTGGGAGTGCCATAGTGCCCCTTATCCTAAAACATTTTCTGCGTCGAGTGTGCCATACACGGCGTTGTCCAATATCAGCTCATAAACAATTGTCGTCGGCGCGGTGCTGTACATAACCCTGTGGCCTGTGCTGAAATCAAGATAATGCTCAATGCCTTCAACAGACAGCTCTTGCGCCAACTGGGTTGTGCCGGCACCGCTAGGAAATGTTTTTTCTACGGTAATGGTGTCGCCTATTTCTAGGGTTGCCAGCGTGTCTTTTTGGGCTGTGGTCAGCATCAGGAATGCTGTTTCTACGCTGGTGTACCGTGCCTCGGGTTCAGGGTTGAGCAAGTAAGACGCCGCGGTGTCAATAGATGGTTGTTCGTGTAGCAGGCTGTTCGTGATGCTGTCGGTTTGAATGAAGTAAGTAGCAATCGAGCCTGCGTCGGTAGCTGTTGCGGTGTTGCCATTCAAGCCTGTTACGACTACGCGGTTGACTACTGCATCAGCCTCAAATGAGATGCCTACGCCGTTGTATTTGTATTCGGTGCCGTCATCATGGAAATCAGCAACCGATGCGGACAGCGTGTTGCCAATGCGGTTTTGGAATGTGAGCACGCCGTCACGGGACATAAACAAGCGACCAAACTCGGCGGTGTCGTTAATCTGCGTCATGTATTGCAGCACGTTTGTTCCTGCCGGCACGGTGTACGCGGCGGCGTGGCCAAGGTTGACGGTGCCTGTTGCAATGCTTCGAGCGCCTGCTGGGAAGTCAACCTCTGGTAGGTCTAGGACTGTTTCTATGCGTTCGCCTGATGTTTCGGCGCTGACGTTTAGTTCGTCTAAAAATGTTTGTGCAAGTAGATAGAACTGGTCAGCGCAATACACGGTCACGGTGTCAAGACCGCCAAGTGCAAAGTTGTAGTCATAGTTTACGACATAGCCCGAGTACAGCATTTCTGGCACATCAATAGAGCTGTATCGAATAAGGCGAACTTCCCGCATTGGCGCTAGTCCAGGCTTTGCCTCGGCCGTGTCGTAGTACGGGCTGTTTTCGTCAAACGGGTTGAAGATGCCGGCCACGTCTTGAATAGTGAACGTCATCGTGCCGGCGCTAAACGTGTCGCCTATGTCGCGTCTGCCGCGCTTGGCTGTGATGCTGACAGTCGAGTCCATGACGCTGGCGAACTCAGTCGTGCCGTCCAACACGTATGAAGTGTTATCTAAAACGCCTTTGAGCGCGTCATCTAAAACAAACGCGTCAACTTGGAACCCTGTAGCAATCTGCAGGTCATAGTTGCCTGAATCAACAACAGCGACACCTGGCATTAGGCAATGTTCAGAGCCAACGGCCCTGCACTCCGCGAGTAGGCGCGCAAAGCGTTGACCACCGCTTGACCGATCTCTGCGCTAGTCGATAGTCCGCCTGTGACGTTGACGGTCACTCCCCCGCCAGTATTCATGCGATCTAACGGCACAACGGCTTCTGGGCCTGCTTCACCGATTAGGGCAAAAGTGGGGGAGCTGACAATTCCACCTTCGGCCATACGCGGGATGCGAGAAGTTAGCGGTGCTGGCGTAGGTGCTGCAGGGCCACTAGGAATCAAGTCAGTCAAGCCACCAATGATGTTTGCCACGTTGCCTATTACTGGCATTGCAAGTCCGCCAACGATTTTTGCTGCAAGGCCACCAACTCTGTTAATGGCGCTCATTGCATCCACAAGCTTGTTAAACGCTATGGCTAATCCGATGACCGCAGCGGTTGCCAATATAAATGGATTAGTTGCCAAAGCAATGTTTAGCGCAACAACCGCAGCTGCCATCGCGCCAATAGTTATTGCTATTCGGGTAAAAACTTGAGGGTTGTTTTGTGCCCAGTCAGCAAACTTTTGCATATACGGGATAACCGCTTCAAGCACAGGCAAAAACGCCGCGCCAATTCCTTCTTTAGTTTCGGCAATTGAGTTCTTAAAGATCGCCATTTTACCTGCAGCGGTTTCAGCGTTTGCTGCAACAGACCCGCCAAAGGTTCCGCCTAGCACGTCCATAACTTCGTTGAGTGTCGCGCCCTCTTTGATCATCGTTGCCATCTCTGGACTCAACGATCGGAGCGCCTTAAAGTTGCCCTGATAAGCCTTAGCCAATGCGTCGGCGACCGTTGTGCTATCCATCTGTAGCGCTGTGCTGATGTCCATGACAAGGTTCATGTCTTTCATGGCAAGGTCAACATCTTTAGTACCGCGGACAAGTGCTTCAAGCGACTTGCGATATTCGGTGTCAGCAATGCCAGACGCTCGAGACATTGCGCTGATCTGTTCCTCAACTTGAGCGGTCTGTGCTTTGCCTGCGCCAGTCACATTCTGCAAAGTAAGCGCTAAAGCCGCCTGCTCTTGCTGATCTTCCATTGCAGCCTTGGTTGCATCACCAAGCGCCAAAGCCAAACCACCAAGCGCCGCAGCTGCCGGCACCGCTGCCTTCTTAATTGCAAATTGGGCTTTTTCCGACGTCGTTTCCAGTTGCTTGAACTGCTTAATAGCCTTATTTATGCCCTTGCCATCAAACTCTGAAATAATCGGGATATTGATTGCCATTACGCGGTCTCTCTGTTCGCTTCATCCATGACGCGCTTGACCAATTGTTCCATCTCGGACATGACATCACTTTGGCGTTGCTCGTACGCTTTCCACATTACTCGTGAACGACTGCCATAACGTGCAGTTAGAGCACGGCCGAGCGAGCCAGCCATGGACGTGTCAAACATGGTGCCAGTTGCGCCTTTCCATTGAATGGCAAACGTGCCCACATTGGTCGTGTTTCCGTTGTATTCCTTGATCGCTCGAGTGTTGATCTTGGCAGCTATTTTTTGTTTCATGCCAGGTATCCACGGCAAGATCTGGAACCCTGATCGGGTTTGCCAGTTGCGCGCCATACCAGATAGCGGAACGCCAGTAGGCACAAGTTTGTTTGCATCGTCAATAACAGGCTGGACAATTTTCTTGTAGTCCTTGGTGATTTCTCGGCGCAAAGATTTGTCAATCTTGTTAAGGGTCTTCAAGGCGTCTTTAAGCCCTACAACCTCAATCTTTGCCGATACTTCCGCCACGTTATTTCCTTTTTTTGTTTGCCTCGTTAAGCACTTTAATGACCGTTGCCATATCTCGAGCGTCAAACACAATGTCGCTAGGCCACCAACCGACCGCGACCAATATCTCTGCTAGTTGGCGGCGGTAGGTGCCGCGTCCGTAGGGTTTGGGTCTGTCTCGTCCAGTACCGGCAGAATGTCGATGTCAGGGTTTTTGCTAAGCCATTCGCGCCAGTTGTCACCAACTTGTTCGCCTTTGATTTTTAATATTGTGTGCATCCAACAGGCGTAATCCGAATACAACGGGTTTGCGGAGAGCTGTTGAATGTTGCGGCGCTCAAGGCGTTCCCATTCAGTAACCACAAACAAATTTGTGTAGTAATACTCGGGTGCGCTGTCGGGCGTGCGCTTTAACTGCAACTTGATTTTCATGTTTCTCCTATGTCGGCTTGGAGCCGTTATTTATACGGTGGTGTCAATCGTCAACGCGCCACCCATAAACGTGAGGTCATAGGTTGACAACTCGCCAAGGGATGCGTTAATAACTGGCAAAGACTCAAGGTAGCAACCAGTCAAAATAAACTTTGGGTTAGTTGCTGACTCTGCACCTGACGCTGGGGTCAAGGTGATGTTGGTCTTAGTGCCAACCAATGGGAACAACGTTGCGTAAGTTTCGGTTGCTGCAAACGACGCGTACATCGTCAAGGTCACTTCGTTGTTGACAAGGCCAGCGGTGTAACTGCGTGAGTTAGTGCCAAATGCGGTGTCTTCAAGCGCTTCAACCAGATAGGTCAATGTCGCTGCGCTGCACATGTCGGTCAAATCAACAGCGTTAATTGTGAGGACTGGGTTCGAGAGGTAAGTGCTACTGGCCATAAATGCTCCTTAGGTTATGTTCTGATAGTAGATGATTTGTGTTGCTTAGTTG